TGGAACTGTTGACATGGACCTAACTCTATGGAACGCTGCTCTGTCCCTTATCTCGGCCTTGATTCTGTTCTGGGTCAAGACATCAACGGACGAAGTAAAACGCATTCAAATTCTTCTCAACCGCACCAGGGAAGAGATTGCGAAGGAGTATGTCACCAAGTCAGAGTTGCATACGGACATCAATCGCGTCTTGGACCGGATAGACCGGCTTGAGAAGAAGATTGATGACTTCATGAAGGAGCATCGAAGTGCCCTCAGCTAGTCCCGCACAAAAGCGTTTGATGGATGCAGCGGCTCATAATCCTGCATTTGCCAAGAAGGTTGGCGTTCCTGTCAAGGTTGCCAAAGAGTTTAGTCAGGCCGACAAAGGCCGTAAATTTTTCAAAGGTGGTGATATGAAAGAATCCAAAGCAATGGTCAAAAAAGAAGTTGGCTTTATGAAAAAAGCTGGCGCTCCCAAGTCCATGATCAAACATGAGAAATCAGAAATGATGGGCATGAAAAGTGGCGGCAAGGCTAAAGGCTATGCCTCTGGTGGTATGCCGATGGTCATGAAAGACGGGAAGAAGGTTCCTGCTTTTGCAGCCGATGGCGAAGGCAAGATGATGCGCGGCGGTATGGCTAAAAAGATGATGGGTGGCGGCATGACTTACGCCAAGGGCGGCTCCGCTTCTTCTCGCGCTGACGGTATTGCTCAAAAGGGCAAGACCAAAGGTATGCAGGTCAAAATGATGGGTGGGGGTAAATGCTAATGGACGCCGCAGTTATGGAAAAGGCAATGAAGGCTTACAAGCCTCGTCGCCCCAAAACCACTATTGATGACGCTATTTCCTCTGATGACAAGAAGCGTATGCTTCAGGATGTTAAAGATGAAAAAGATCGTCAAGCCATCAAAGGTATGGGTTATGCCAAGGGTGGTAGCGTTGGCAGTGCATCTAAACGTGCTGATGGTTGTGCCCAGCGTGGCAAGACCAAAGGCAAGATGGTGTAAACCTTGATGGCTAGTCGCGGCATGGGTGCAATTAACCCAGCCAAGATTCCCAAGCCTGTACGCAAAAAGCGTAGGGATGACACATCATTCCTTGAATATGCTGAAGGCGGTAAGGTCAACGAAGCGGGAAATTACACCAAGCCAGAGTTGCGTAAACGAATTGTTAGCCAAGTCAAGGCGGCAGCAACGCAAGGCACTGGGGCTGGGCAGTGGTCGGGCAGAAAAGCACAGCTTGTGGCTAAGAAGTACAAAGCCGCTGGCGGCGGGTATAGAGACTGAAATGAAAGCTCCTCAGCAATCGCTCAAGGACTGGGGTGACCAGAAATGGCGCACTAAGTCCGGCAAACCGTCGTCCAAGACGGGGGAGCGATATCTGCCTGAGAATGCCATCAAAGCTCTTACTACTGCTGAGTATGCCGCTACGACCCGTGCTAAACGAGCGGGCAAGAAGGCTGGAAAACAGTTTGTATCTCAGCCTAAAAACATTGCCAAAAAAACAGCGGGGTACAGATAAATGGCAACCACTGGCTCAACAGCATTTGATCTTGACTTCACGGAGCTTGCCGAGGAAGCCTGGGAACGTGCTGGCCGGGAGATGCGTACAGGTTACGACCTGAGGACGGCCCGCCGGTCAATGAACCTAATGACCATTGAGTGGCAGAACCGTGGCATTAACATGTGGACCATTGACCAGGGTGCCTTTAACCTGACTCAAGGTCTAAGCACATATGCCCTGCCACTAGACACCATTGACCTGATGGAGCATGTGATCCGCACTGGCGGCAACGTGTCATCTACTCAAGCAGATCTGACCATCACCCGCATTAGCGTTTCGACGTATGCAACGATCCCAAACAAGATCCAGCAAGCCCGTCCTATACAGGTTTGGGTTCAGCGTTTATCAGGAGAAGTAGCTCCAGCAAACGCTACTTTGAATGGAACAATTAACTCTACAACAACAACAATTGTTTTAAGTTCTGTTTCTAGTTTGCCGTCGAGTGGGTTCATTCGCATCGACAGCGAAGACATTTACTACGGCTATATCACTGGAAACACCTTGGGTGGTGTGTTCAGGGCGCAAAATGGTACAACAGCAACCAGCCATACCACTGGTGCTACTGTTTACAATCCTAATCTGCCCTGCGTTACTGTTTGGCCTGTTCCTGATGGATCTCAAACGTACACATTTGCGTACTGGCGGATGCGCCGTGTGCAAGATGCTGGTAGCGGTGTTCAAACGGGCGACATGAACTTTAGATTTTTACCGGCATGTGCTGCTGGTTTGGCGTATCACATTGCCATGAAAGTTCCAGAGCTAATGCCTAGGCTTGAGATGCTTAAATCAGCTTATGATGAACAGTTTAATTTAGCTGCTGGTGAGGATCGTGAGAAGGCAGCTATCAGGCTAGTGCCGCGGCAAGCGTACATTGGCGGTGGATATAGCTAATGGGGAATAGATTTGCTTCTGGAAAACACAGTATTGCCATGTGCGATATCTGTGGGTTTCAGTTCAAGTTAAAAAAATTAACAACTCAAATTGTTAAAACAAAACAAATAAACGACAAAGTTTGTCCTGAGTGCTGGTCACCGGATCACCCACAGTTGCAGTTGGGGATGTATCCTGTGGATGATCCGCAGGCAGTTAGAAACCCTAGGCGGGATACAACGTATTTACAGGCTGGCCTTAACAATGCAGATTACCCAACAGATGGATCTCGGGTGATTCAATGGGGATGGAATCCTGTTGGCGGGGCAAGTGCAGATGATGCAGGACTAACGCCAAACTATTTGGTGTTGACCGTACAGATCGGTACGGTGACAATTGCGACAACGTAAGGAGTTAATCATGGATGCAAAGAAAGCAGTTCACAAGCACGAAGCTCATATGCACCCTGGTCAGAAAATGACCAAGTTTGCAAAGGGTGGCAAGACCAACTTGCAGATGAAAGAACTTGGTCGTGGTTTGGCTAAGGTGGCAAACCAGAAGAAAACCGTTCGGTCTGTTCGCAAAGCAGGGATCTAATCATGGCATACAGTATGAAAAAAATGGGCAAAGAAGTTGGCCCAGCATCTGTTTACGCACAGCCACATGACATGACTGGTAAAACTGGTGTTGATCTAAAAAACGCTGGTTACCAGGGTGGAACCTCCAACACTCCAAACAACGTGCGTATGTCGGTTGGTAACTTGACTCGGGACAAGTATCCTGAGCCTAAAACAACTGGCATCAAAGTTCGCGGCACTGGCGCTGCAACGAAGGGCCTCATGGCCCGTGGCCCGATGGCGTGAGGTTTAAATGAATTACTCTGAGCTTGTCACTGCGGTTCAAGATTACTGTGAGAACACGTTTCCCACGGCAGATATGAACTCGATGATCCGCACAGCAGAGCAGAACATTTACAACACGGTTCAACTGGCAAGTCTTCGAAAGAACATGACGGGAACCCTTTCCGCAAACAATAAGTATTTGTCTGCGCCTGGGGATTTTATTTCTGTTTATTCTCTAGCAGTTATAAAGGCTAACGGAGAGTATCTGTATTTGTTGAACAAGGATGTTAACTTCATTCGTGAAGCATATCCTGGCCCAACATCTACAGGTCTTCCAAAGCATTACGCCATATTTGGCCCAACGTACAGTGATTCAAATGAGCTATCTTTTATTCTTGGTCCAACGCCGGACCAGCCATATGGGGTAGAGCTTCATTTCTATTACCTTCCAGACTCAATTGTTCAGTCTGCAATCTATACAACCACAATAGCTTCTGGTGGATCTGGTTACATTAATGGTACATACTTCAATGTTCCATTGACCGGGGGCAGTGGATCGACGGCAACAGCAAATATTGTTGTTTCTGGCGGAGCAGTCACATCCGCAACCATCTCAAACAGAGGTTGTTTTTACGCTGTAAACAACTCTTTGGGTGCCAGTAATGCTAATCTTGGTGGCACTGGCGGTGGTTTTGTTTTGACGGTAACCGGCGTTACCAACTCCACTGGTACAACTTGGCTTGGTGATAACTTTGACACCGCCCTATTCAATGGAACTATGATTGAAGCCATCCGTTTCATGAAGGGTGATCCTGATCTTGTGCAGCTTTATCAGCAGCAATATACACAATCTCTGGCCCTGCTCAAGAACCTGGGTGATGGTAAGCAGCGCATGGATGCTTACCGGGATGGACAAGTTCGAAACCCGGTGATTTAAATGGCAATAGTCCAAACAGCCACTACGGCGTTTAAAACGCAGCTTTTAAACGGTGGATTTAACTTCACCTCGGGCACGTTTTACATTGCGCTTTACACAGCCAATGCAAATTTAAACGAAAACACAACGGAGTACACCTCTACGGGAGAGGTGGTAGCGCCAGGGTACTCGGCCCAAGCGCTGACTGTTTCTACGTTGCCAACATCCAGCAATAACATATCGTTCATCTCATTTAACAACGTCACTTGGAATTCTGCTTTGACGGCCCGTGGGGCTTTGATCTATAAGCTAGGAGCTAATGGTGCTGTTTGTGTGCTGGACTTTGGATCTGATAAAACTTCCACAGCAACTTTTCAGGTGCAGTTTCCTGCTGCAAGTAGCAACTCCGCAATCATCCGCATTAATTAAGGAGCATCTCATGTCTTACGAAATTGCAAAAGCCTCTGACTCCATCTCTGGCGGTCTGATTGCTGGCACAAAAAACACCGAGGTGGCAAAAGCCACTGGCCGCTTCCGCATGGAATGCTATGACAAAGACGGCATCCTGAAATGGACCGCTGAGTCCCAGAACCTTGTGGTCAACGTAGGTCTTCAGTACATGGCAGGCACGGCCCTGACCAGCACGACTCAGATCACCACTTGGTACATCGGCCTGTATGGCGCTGGTGCATCTAACACACCAGCCGCTGGTGACACTATGGCCTCCCACGCTGGCTGGACTGAAGTCACTCCGTACGCAGGCAATCGCCCAACAGCTACCTTTGCCGCTGCTACCAACGCCAACCCCTCGGTAGTGACCAACACCGCATCTCCTGCGTCGTTCTCGATTAACGCTACTCAGACGGTGGGCGGTGCGTTCTTGACCAGCAACAACACCGCTGGTGGTTCCACCGGTACCCTGTTCTCGGCTGCTGATTTTCAATCGCCCGGTGACAGGAGTGTGGTGTCCGGAGATACATTGAATGTATCCTATACGTTTTCACTTGCAGGCTAATTGATGTATAGTTACACCTTCATTAACTTGGAGGTGTTCTATGGATTTGGTTCTAGGCGTATGGCGTACCATGCACAACCGTTGCTACAACAGCAGTGTCAATGCTTATCCAAACTACGGTGGCCGAGGCATTGTTGTTGACCAGCGGTGGCATGGATCAGCGGGGTACAGGCAGTTTTTGCAAGACATGGGGCCACGCCCAGAAGGTGGGATGGTGGAGCGCATTGACAATGATGGCCCATACTCTCCTGAGAACTGTCGCTGGGCAACGCGAGATGAGCAGGCAAACAACAAGCGTAACAGCCGTTGGATCACTGCAAACGGCAAGACCCAGACTATGGCCCAGTGGGCAAAAGAACTGGGCTGCAATCCAAGCAACATCATCTACAGAATAAAGTCTGGGATGACAGAGGAGCAGGCAGTTACTACTCCAATTGCTGAGCGGCCAAACTCAAAACTTACCGAAGCTGATGCGCGGTATGTCAAAGAAAATTACCCAATGTTGACAATGGCGCAGATTGCCAACAAGCTTGGTGTGTGCAAAAAGACGGTATTAAATATCATCCACGGCAAAACTTTCAGGGATGTAGAAGTATGATCAAAATTGACTTCGAGTTTGACTCCCAGTACGGCGTCTTTAGGGACGCTCTCCACTTGCCTGAGAACCATGGCATGACCGACGCTGAAATTCAAGCAATGAAGCAGCAGCGGTTTGATAACTGGATTGCCATCGTAAACCCACCACCCGTAGAATCGCCTCCTGAACAAGGAGAATAACCTTGAGTGATCGCTATTGGGTTGGTGGTACTGGCACTTGGAACACCACCAGCACAACAAACTGGTCTGCTACTTCTGGCGGGGGTGGTGGTGCGTCTGTCCCGACCGTAGCGGATAGCGTCTTCTTTGACCAAGCAGGAACCTACACCGTCACCATGACGGGCGCTTTGGCCTGTCTGGACATCACGGTGTCAGCAGGTACGGTGACGTTTGCTACGGGTACATCGCCTACGCTGGATGTGCGGGGGTCAATGTCTTTGTTGGCCGGGACGGTTTGGAGTTCCACGGGTAACATTACCTTTTCCTCAACCGTCACGGGCAGGACGGTTACAACTAATGGGGTTACGTTAAGTGGCGTAAACTTTAATGGCGTTGGCGGCGGGTGGACGCTTGGCAGTGCTTTAACAAGTGCTAATTTTGTGGCGGCAAGTGCGGGAACTTTTGACACGGGCAGCTATAACGTCACTGCTATACAGTTCGCTTCAACAGGAACCAGTACCCGGTCTGTTAGTCTTGGCTCCAGCACCATTACTGCTACTATTGCGGCTGCAAATGCCTTGAGTTTCACTTCGACAGGTATTACCCTTAATGCGGGAACTTCGACTTTAGTTGGAAGTAGTGCTGCAATTTCTGGTATTGCTGGCGCTAATTTGACATTTAACAACATTTCATTTACTTCGACTGTCGCAGGATCGCGTATCGTCAACGGCTCAAACACGTTCAACAACTTTGCCGTCACTGCCCCATCATCCGCTGGCGTAACCACCGTCACCTTCGACTCCCAGCAAACCATCAACGGCACACTGTCCACCACAGGCACAGCAGGCAACAGGCGCGTTTTCTTTGCATCGGCCACTTACGGCATCTCTGTTGATCTGGTGGTCAACTCTGCCCCCAGCCTGACAGACGCAGACTTCCGTGGCCTGTACGTCCGTGGAACATCAGCCCCCATCAGCGGAACACGCATTGGCAATCGCGGTGAGTGCAGGGGTATCACGTTCAGTGCGCCTAAGACGGTGTATTGGAATTTGGCTGGCGCACAAAACTGGTCAGCAAATGCTTGGGCAACTACATCTACAGGAACGCCATCCACAGACAACTTCCCGTTGCCACAAGATACGGCCACATTTACCAATGCCGGTTCGGTGACAGGGACAATTACGCTTGATTCTGCAATTCTTTATATTGGCAGTATTGATATGTCGGCGCGTACAAGCGCAATGACTATATCTTTTTTAAATCAGTATACGGTATATGGAAATTGGATAAATGGCTCTGGAACGACCCTCGCTACAGTAAACACCACCACCTTTTCCGGCGGCGGCACACAAACCATCACTAGCGCAGGTAGAGCATTTTCAGGCGGCATCGCCATTGACACCTACGGCGGCACAGTACAGCTTGCGGATGCGTTGAACACTGGGTCAAACAACGTCACGGTAACAAACGGTACGTTTACTACGGCGGGGTATGCGGTAACTTGTGGAACATTGGCATCAACTAACAGTAACGTTAGAACAATCAACCTCGGTGCAAGTACAGTTACATTGACCGCTGGAACGGCAGTTAACATGGGGACGTTCACAAACTTAACCTTAAACGCAGCAAGTTCATCAATCATTTGTTCTGGAAGCAATCCTAGTTTTGCTCAAGGTGGAAGTTTTACGTTTGGTGATATTTCATTTACTTCAACCACAAGCGCATCAATAAGCTTTGCATCTTCAAACCCATTAACTGCAAACAATTTATCAATAACTGCTCCATCATCAGCGGGTATTATTACCGTTTCTTTTTCCGCCAATCAAACAATCAACGGCACACTCACCTGCGCTGGGGCATCCGCAGTCCGGCGCATCTTCTTACAGTCCGGCATCATCGGCACTCCGCGCACCCTGACGGTCAACGCCATCTCTGCCGCTGACTGCGACTTCCGCGACATTATTCTTGCTGGCACAGCATCAGGTGCATCACCCACTCGGGCTGGTAACTGCGGCGGCAATACGGGCATCACATTCCCTGCTGCCAAGACTGTTTACTGGAATTTGGCGGGGGCGGTTACATGGTCAGCAACAGGATGGTGTACGGCATCGGGCGGTACTCCTGACATCAATGAATTCCCATTGGCTCAAGATACTGCTGTGTTTGACAATGCGGGTTCCGCTGGTACTGTTCAAATTAATTCGGCTTGGAACATTGGTACGTTTGATGCATCATTGCGTACAAGTGCAATGACATTTTTTACATCTTCAAACGCATTATCCGTATATGGCGATTGGAAGTTTGGCACTGGAGTTACTTCTTCTAGCGCCACAGGCACAATTAATTTTGTCAAAAACGGCACACAAAGCATTACCAGCAACGGTGTTCAGTTTGGCTGTCCTTTAACCGTCAACCACCCATCTGGAACCGTCCAGCTTGCCGATGCGCTGTCTTTGGGGGCAACAAGAACCCTGACCCTTACAGCAGGGGCGTTTGATGCTGTCACTTACAACGTGACAACTGGGGCTTTTATTGGCCCCAATAGTGGGTCTGTGACAATAAATATGGGTACTGGCACATGGACATTGTCAGGTACGGGTCAGATTTGGGAGACAGCTAACGGAAGTCCCATCGTAGTAGCTGGCACTTCCACCATCGTTCTTTCTAACACGTCAACAACTGCTCGCACGTTTTCTGGCGGCAGTTTTTACTACAACAAGCTCACTATCGGCGGCACAACTGGAACGTCTACGTTAAACATCGCTGGAGCAAATACATTTGGTGAACTTGCCTCTACAAAAACAGTAGCGCACACTATTTCATTCGTGTCCAACGCAACCAACACAATTGGCAAATGGGCCGTCACTGGAACCGCAGGCAATGTAGTCACCGTCAACTCAACCATAACAGCCACAGCTTTCACACTGTCCATTGCTGGCCCCGCAAACAGCGGTATTGACTACCTGTCTATCCGTGACTGCACCGTGTTGACAACAAGCCCCGGCGAGTTTTATGTCGGCGTAAACAGCACAAACGTATCGGGCAACACTCGCGTTATCTTTACCGCAACCCCTGCGGCGCGTACTCTTTATTGGGTAGGCGGTACAGGCAATTGGTCATCCACAACCAAGTGGGACACAACATCTGGTGGTGGCGGTGGAGCAGCTATTCCCACATCTTTGGATGCGGTCATCTTTGACTCACTGTCTAACGCCACAGCCTACACAGCCACGATTGACGCTGGTGTAACGCTTGCCCGATGCGCCTCGTTCACAATGGCTGGGCCTGCTTCTGGTAACGTAACCTTTGCTGGCACGGTGGGTATTGCCTTCCACGGCAACGTGAGTTTTGCTGCTACGGGTATCACTCGGACGTACACGGGCGCAATGAACTGGGCTGGTAACGGCAGCTACACGTTTACGAGAAACGGCGTGGCGCTAGACAGTCAAATATTACTAACAGGGGTGGGTGCAACATGGACGCTTGGTAGTTCGTTCTCAACTGGGCAGTCTTTTTTTGTTAACTTTGGCGCATTCAATACAGACAGCTATACATGCACAGTAAACAGTTTTACGTCCACAGGAACGGGAGTAAGGTCGTTAACACTTGGCGCATCAACCGTATCTGCAACAACGTCTTTTAGCTTTGGAACATCTCCCGGCGTAGT